CAGTTAGTTTATACCGGGCTTCATAGATGGTATTACGATTGACCGCATCCGTGATGTGTTCATTTTGTGTGGCTACGGGATCTGCGGCGTCGGTCGTGTCACCTGCTTCTTCGTCACCGTTTTGCAGGGCCGATAAACGATCAATAGCCGCTTGTATTTCGTCTTGGTGTTGTTGGCTTGGCAATATTTGATTGATCTGTTGTAGTTCAGCCAAGACATTCTTCATATCCACGTGGTGCTTGCGTCGGCTGGTGCGTAGGGCTTTGAGTCCAGCATCTGAGGCTTGTTGTTCGAACGCAGTCAATTGATCGTTAGTGCCGTGTGTTGTGATATAGCGAACGATTTGCTCACGCATAGGAGCAACCAACATCTCACCGTTTTTGTGCAAGCAAGCATCCATTACCCAGTGTTGTAGGATAAAATGTGGATCATTGTTTTGATTGATCAGTTTATGCACCATTTCGGTGGCTTGGCGTGCGGCAGGTTCGTCGGCTTCATTATCGGCAACGAACTCGAAATTGATTTCGCCATTTTGTGCAATACCTTTGACAATTACGCTGGTTGCATAATCCACCACGGGCTTGACTACAGGGTGGATGTAATCGATTCCATTTACAGGATCTGTTGAATTGGTGACAGCGAGGTTAAGATAGTGGTAGTCACTAATTCTGTTGATGTTGTTCTTGGTTGCCAACAATCTTAAATTGGCCGCACATTTTTGATCAAGCAAACTCTTCATTTTGACAAATCTTGCCATAATGCCAGAGTGCCCATTTAGATTAGATATTACAACGTTGCGTAAATCGAGCATTTTTGGGTTTCCGTAGTCATACAGTTATTTAGCCATTACATAACTCCACCATCTGGGCTCCAAACACGCTTCCAAACTGGGAGATCTGATCGACTATTTTTCTGTGCTTGCCATACACGCATATTGTGTTTGGCTGTTTCGAATCGGGCTCGGGGTGAGCGATCATCGTAGGGTTCTGCTATGCCTTGCAGGCAAGCAACAAGTGCATAGCGTGCTGAATCTATGCAGTCATCGGGGTCACTAAAGCGACCCTTGTCATCTACATAGTAATTTTGTGCTTCACGCAGGAATTCCACGCAGTTCTCATTTACGTGCAAGGTTCCCAACTCCAGCATCTGACGCATTACATTGATACCAAAACTCTTGTGATTTGTACGCCGGCCTACGTCATCAGGTGGGTTCATAATGGCTTCTGGATGCACATTGAGTTCATAACTTTCGAACAGTTGGCGTATGCTTTGACTGTTCATTGTATAGCGTCCTTGAGTATTGGCATCCGCGGGCAGGACTATGGGCGTGCCAAATACTTCGGGACGCATGAGATGATTGATGTAGTTCATAGGATTGGCTTCTTCTGTGCCCTTTACAACTATCTGTGTGTGCAACCAGGCTTCTTGATCTTCGGGATGCCAATACATAAGACTTACTACGGTCTTATCATTGACCAATCCAAGATCCAAAGCGATAACCCTATGTAGGCCGTGAGTATTACGGAAATCGTAATCACCAGTTCGGTAGGTAGGCCAACTCCGTATTTGGAACACAGCACCTTTGCCCATAACAGGGACACCGTTGCGACGAGCATCACGCTCGTGTGGAAGATAATCGCGTTCAAGTTGTAGTCTCGTTTCTTTAAGTAGGAAAGGTTCTTTCCAAGGATCGTATTCGGGTACATCGTCCCAACTGACACGAATATGTTCATAACCTTCTTCTTGATGCCAAAACTTACTTACCAGGCCATTTAGGCCTTTGAGTGGAGTAAAGGAGCAAAGCACTTGTCCTTGTGTGGTTGCAGTTCGCGTCACAATCTCACTAAAAAAGTCATCGGGCGGTTGTTCATCGAATATGGCAAGATTCAGTTTAAAACCTTGCATTTGTCTAACCTCTTGTGTGTAGTTGGCAAACAACAAATAACTATTGGAACCAGAAGTGTGTCGAATCTCAACACCAATACAGTTGGCACCATCTGACCGCATTGTTTCGAACACTATGCGATCACGCGGAATGGCACCGGTGCCGATATTTTCTTTGATCTTGACATCATTGGTGCCCAACAATTCATTTTGTAATACCAGGGCAACTTGGCTCCAACCCTCACCGGCTACCATAGCGGTCACTGGTTTAGCAAAGCGTTTGGCATCCTCAGGCCACCACGAGGGATATAATCCAGTTAGGTGGTAAGCAGTTTCGAAACAGGTTGATACGGTCTTACCAATCCTGTTGGCAGCCAGGATACCTCTACGCAGACTGGAACCGGTGCTGAAGAATTTAGTTTGGTGAGCAAACGGTCTAAAGTATCGTAGTTGATTATACCGCATATCTTCAGCAACCGATACCACCAACTGTTCGAATTGGTTGTGCAGTTCGTAAGGCAATGCTCGTAGGTTCTCGGGATCTAAACCTTGTTCATCACATACCTGTCGAATTGCACGACGCATAAGCAAGGCTGGATCTAACATTAAAGAGCCTTTCGGATTTCGTGTAGGTGCCTTGCAGTTTCGGCCAAATCACGCAGTTCGGCTGTGCTCATAAGCCAAGTGTCAGGATTGGCTATATTGACGCCTTCGCGTTTTTCCAGGCCCCACTGTAGGCGTTCCATAGTGAGTCTTAAACAATGTTCAGTCTGGCGAGGGAACTTCTCTGGGAATTGTTCCCTATGGGCCGCATTGACTTTCTGCAGGATTTTTATGTCCTGCGTTTGTTTGATACTGAGTGTTTGTCGCTCTACTGGATCCATTACGACAACCAAGGATCATCTGAATTGACCATATCGCTGGTCATAACAAAGTCACGGTCAATCCACATTGTCCAATAATCACTCTTGTTGATCTTACGCTTTTGCATAGAGGCACGCAGTCTAGTACCGATTGGAGTGTAGCGACCTGCACTGTCGCGAATCAATTGTTCGCCTGTTCGGGGATCAACCCAAGTGTATTTTTCTGGAACTTCTTTGCCGAACTTATTCACACGCACACCTACGGCACGCGGTGCCAAGGGTCCAATGATTTCGTAAGTGATGGCATTGTTCATATACTTGCGAAACACAACTTCACACATTTGTCCTTGACTCTTGAAGTCGGGATCTGGATGTGGAAACTGTTTGCTGATAAACGATGCCACGTGCGGTACTCCGACAACTTCTGGGGGCCTTGGGGGCAGACTCTTTAGTTCATCAACCGGAACAATATCGTTTTTGTCCAAGTATGGGTTTTCGGATCCCAACAGGTAGTTTTCAGGTTTGGCACCGTTTAACACATCCATTGCAGTTTGATACTTGAACTTGTTGCTACGACCTTTTAGGTTTAATACCAAGCCAGTTTGATCGAATACAAACTTCTCCAAATCCTTTGCAGTTGGGAAGTCCGTCATTAGGCCTTCCAGGTCATACAAGGGTTCAGAAGTGTCGGTTTTTGACTCTTTCTGGTTCTGTTTTGGGGGTGATATGGCACCTTGTGGTGGTGCTTTTTCAGCGTCAGTATGTTGGGTAGCAGGGCCGGTGTTATCCCAAGGATTTGCGGCGGTTTGTGGGGTGAGTTTTTTCATTTCATTTCCTTTGTTAAATCTTCTGTAATTAAAAAATTACGCTCTTGTTGATCGATGAGTTGATCAATTATTTTGCGTCTTTCGGCAGCCAGTTCTTTTTCGGCTATTAGCCTACGCCAGTGTGTGACTTCACGACGATATTGTTCAAGCATTGCGGTAATGGCTATTCGTGTTCGATCCAAACTGGGACCATTTTGCAAAATCAGTTCATCACGAATCGAATCAATGCTGGGACTCACAGCCCGGTTGCGTAATTCGATTAGTTGATTTAATTCTCGTAATGCTGGGCGTATTTGCCAGCGTTTGATGGGATTTGGTGTTAGCCAAGATACTATACCAAATATTAGTTCTTTAACCGTTGGGTTCATTTCATTTCCTTATAATATGTCGCCAGTATATATTAAGGTATAACGAGGTTTATGACGACCCCGACTCAGATCCTGGCGACCCGATCAGAATAATTTAATCTTTGTATCTGTTCTTGCGAGCAGCAAATCTCTTGACTTGGCTATTCGAGTCAATGCCACCGCTTCCGGCGACTTCGTGTTCGCCAGGATTGGCTTCCAATTCCGCTGCACGGCTACTGAATGCTGCCATAACCGAATCAGCAAGTGGAGCACGCTCCTCTTTGGCATCCAGGAAGTTGCCACGCTTGGCCGGATGGGCACCTTCATTACCACGACGCGGTCCTTGTGGTGCATTGACATTGGCGGCTGAATGTGGATTACCAGCAAAGCGTCCCAGGTAATGTTCCTGGCTCTGATCTTTATCGGCTGATGTTCGTTTTAATGTGCGTTCTTTCATTTCTTAAATCCTTTTAGGGTTTCGGCCAATCTAGCACGCTGGCCTTCTTTACCGGGTTTTCGGGCAGCGGCAGCCAACTTCTTGGCAGGAATCTTTTCACCCTTCTTGACGCCTAATTCTTTCTTCAATGCTCCTGGCTTTTTGATGGCACCAGCAATCCAATTTGTTTTCTTTTCAGCCACGATCAGTTCCTTATGCTACAGGTGTAAAGACTACGGTAGGCGTACCGGCAGCGGCAATGACCGCTACGGTAATGTTGCTATCGAAGTTGTTGGGTGTATTCATTGTAATCACTGTGGGATAGAATGGAATAACCGGAAAGCCCACATTGCTGGCTGTTACAGGACCTGAAGGTGCCCAATTCACATAAACAGCATTGGTGGCATCCAAGTTAGTGACCAAAACATTATTCACAGTGTTGGCACTACCCAAGTCCAAATAGAATTGGCTACTGGATGTAGATGCAGTCACAGTCCGACTGGCATTTTGAGGAACGGCTTGATATGCATTGTATGACATATTATTTCATTCCTACATTGATTGCATCAGGATTGGGAAACCGGCGTGGTGTCTTCATTGCACCTGTAGGGCGTCCTTGACTAGCTGTGCTCATAGTCATTTTCATTTCGTCTCTTGTGGCACTGGGACCAACTGATTCCATACGGTCACGAGTTTGATCTGAAGTGTTACCACGACGGCTTGATTCGAATGTGCCGTGATTGATTGAGTCAGGATTCTTTACCATATGGCTATATGGATTTACGCAAATACCATCACGGCTGGCGTCTCTATTGACTCCATCGCCCATTTGACCGTTAAAGGCAAAGTCTTCACCGTCGCCCCGTTGATCACGGCGTTTTGGTTCCGAACTTGTGCCAGAACCTTTTTTCATTGTGTTTGTGGCCTTGCGACCCATTGTAGTGTTTTTCATTTACATTTTTCCTTTTGCCATTCTTACGGCGTGATGGTGATCTTCGTGCTGGCGTCCATCTGAGTGCTTGTGGTTAGCAGGATGACCGGCTCGGGTCTTCATTGCTGGATGATCCATATCGTGGGTTGCGTTCTCTACACCGTAGAAATCGCTGATGTGGCTTTCGCCCATACTCTTCTTACCGCTCATTGCACTACCAATGTTGGCTGTGTCGGCAGCGGTTTCGTGTGCTTCAGGCATCGAGGTTTGATTCTTTACGCTACGCCCTTGGGCTTCACGTTCCATCCGAGAACCTTGCTTCATCACTGCCTTGGTAGGGTTCAAGTTATGGACCCCTTTCATTTCGGTTGCTTTCATAACTTATGGCCTTTCTCGCTCATATCTTCATCGTTGTTTAATTGGTGCTCACTACGTGTCATCTTTGTGCTACTGTGTCTAACAAAGGTGGGTGCAATGGTAGAATGATAATGTTCGCTACGCTTGGCAGCGTGTGCCGAATGTGGTTTCATTCCACCTTGTGTGGATGTGCCACTGGGGTGCCGGGTCATTGTACTTTCTCCAGCGTCCGAACCGTGTGACTTCCGTGCGGCACGGGCTTCGCTGTACGCGATGGCCACGGCTTGCTTTTGGGGTTTGCCCGCGTGCATTTCCCTACGGATATTTTCGCTAAAGGCTCGGGGGTTAGATGATTTAATAAGTGGCATAGTATTTTTATTTATCAGTTAGCCAAACCGGGGAATCTACGCCCTTGTGTGCGTGCTTGACTTATCGTACGATCTGGGTTCAATTGGTCTGTGACTCTTGCGGCACTCTCACGACCGCCTAATATGGCGGCGTGATAGTGTTCGGACCGTGTGCGACTGTGATCACTATGGTGGGGTGTGTCCCTACCGTGGGTACTCTTTGGACCTTTCACGGGTTGATTCAACACACGTTCAGGCATAGGATTTAATTCACCCAAACGGTTCAAGGGTTTAGTTGGTTGTGTCATTTCGTATTCCAGCAAGATCTCTCAAGGCTTCAGCAAAGGCTAACTTACGGGCTTCAACAGTTTCAGCACTATCAGTGACTTCAACCTGTGTCCGATCGGCCACTACCTTGCCCAGGAGCACGCGGTCATAATCTCTAACACCGCCCCAGTCTTCACGTGAGATGGCACCAATGTAGTTGATGGCAATCTGATGTGCGTAATCGTGCCCGAGAACCGTTTCCAATTCTGTCAGCAAAGTATCCATTGTGATCTTGTTGGTAGAACCTTTTGGACGGCCAGCACCTGCTCGAGCACCGCCTCTTGACGGTGACTTGACCTTGTACCGTTGGCTGGTCTTGGCTGTGGGGTCTGCGATCTTTTTAATTGGTTGCATATGGTTTATTTAGCCTTACAGAATCCTTATCCGTGTGCGGCTAAAGGTGTGTATTGTCTGGCGTGTCCAATTCCGGCAGGCCTCTGGTGGGAATACCCAATTTCAATCTACTGTTGTATCGCATACGCTTGGCCTGTTCCCGAGTGGCATCAAACCGCTCTTGTATGGCCGCTATGGGTTCCGTGGCCATAAACACACGCTCCTCATCGGTATAGACCGCAGGATCTGTGCGAGTTCTTGTCACTGTACCTGTCACGAGATTATGTCGTTGCGGTCTGGTGACCTGGCGATATAGATCTACCACACGATAACTTCTGCCATCTGGTAATAGTATTTCCGGGGGTATTGGTGCTGGTGGCACGCCTGGTGTTCTCATACTGATATTTACTGGGGGGTGACTGGCTCCATTTTGTATTGCGGCGGAAACTACCAAAACGCCTTCCGCTACATCCTGGAACGGGTAGTTAGCACCAGTCACGAACTCATCTGCCGCCTCCACTATCTCTGCTTTAAAAACTATCTGCATAATATAAATTATCTTTTTTTTAATATAGTAGTAATAATATTAGCCGAGATAGTCGAGATAGTCGAAAACGCCTGCAAGTGCTTGATTTATATAGGTTCTTGACTCGGCTATCTCCTGCGGCTATCTCCTCGGCTATCTCATTTTATAACCTTAAATCGAGGCACGCTAGCCAAATTGCTCTCAATTTGCACCGTATATCGGCGTTGTCCATCAGCAGAATAGCCCTGTTCTCGTATCCATTTGGCTGCCGTGCCAGTTTCTTTTTTGGTAATTCGTTCAATGCCGCATCGTTGTAATATGGCAGTTATGGTCAGGGATTCACCGCGTGCCACTGTCATCATGTCGGCTGGTACCACGTGTGCCTGTAAGTTTTCGATCACTGGATCCACAGTCCGAAACGGTTCTTGGCTGGTGCGTAATTGCTCTCGCTCTGTGGGACTTAAAAACCAACCCCACTCAC